TTTGCTTGCACCGAGAAACTCGACACTTTGGCAACGGTCGTACCAGCGACTTGCAAGCCGCCATCTCTGCCGGTATAGACCTTTGCCATCAGATCACGCCAATGAGATTCACTGTAACAGTGCTAACCCCAGGCCGCACCTGCGTTAATTGTGGTGCGCTTTCGTAACGGTACGCATTTCCATGGCTATCCGCTCCAATCGCATCACCATTGCCTTCCCAGCCACCTTTACCTGTATCTCGCCCAACAGAAAATGTCGTGAAGGTGCCCTTCATCTCGTCGTAGTGGTCAAGAAACAACTCAGCGTTTGCGTCAGTGATGTTGGCGTAACTCAGTGACAGCTTCATATTGGTGCGGTTGCTGCCATACAGAATCCGCGTCTCAGCGCCGTTTTGCGACTTAAACGTTCTGATCGGGTAGTCCCCTGCATCAAAAGAACGGCTGGTTGGGACAAGTGTTGGGAAAGCCATTACTCGATTGAAACCTCGTCAGCATTCAGCATGGCAGCGACCAATAAGCTCTTACGGTCATCATCGCAGGGATGCTCTGAAGCAACAATATCTACTGTGCCTTCTTGCGAGAACGTCAACTGCTCAATGACGTACACGTTCTGAGAAACAGTGGTGTTTCTGACGGTAAAGACGGCACCATGAAACTCAGTTGCTGCCACAGTGCCTTCGGTAATTTGCATCTCACCCGTCAGTACATCGTCATTGCCGCCTTTGTAGTAATCAACTGAGTACATACCGTCTGCAAGCTCAGTCACGCTTGTCACCACACCCGTTGAGCTAACTGTTCCGCTGTTTGCGCTGCTGTATGGACTCGTCTCAGTAATAACCCGGATGTACGAACCAGCTTGAATTGCTAAGCCGTCAACTGTTGTTGAAAAGCTAATCGTATGTGTGATCAAGCGCCGCAATGCCAAGAAATACTTGCCAACTTGTATGGCATGGTCTTTGGACGTACAGAACTGCGTCAGGTCAAATTGCTCATGAGGCAAAAGTTCTAACCCTTTATCTAAATACTCATCATTCTTTTTGTTCCGCACAATAACTGTTCGTTCTTGCGGTAACTTGTTTTTTCGCTCTTCCCGATAACGGACAACTGCCTTAAACGGCCTGCGCTCTTCAGCACTAAGGTATTCAATTTCTAACGTGTCTTCAAGAATATTACCTGCAGTAAATAGCTGCTCGATTGTTACTGGGCCATCGTTAAAGCTACCGCTTTCATATGTTGGCAAAGCAGGTTTTAACGAAAACTTACCGTCAGCAATAACAAAATTGCATAAAAAGAACGGTGCAACGCTTGCAATAAACTGACGCAAGTTAGTTCGTTCAACGATTGGTCCGTTAAAAAACAACTTCTGTGTTTCTAGAAAACGAGACGTAGTGGTTAGATCATCTTTATTAATTAAAACTGGCGTGTCGGATGTCATGCCAAGTAGCGCCCCAGCGCCGCCCATTTGATTTGTCATCATGTAATAAACCAAGTCAGTAAATAAATTACTCGGGCCGTTGGCGTCAGAGTCTCCGTAAACAGCTGTTTTGTCTGGATGCAACCGTTCCACTCGCAACCCTTTACCTAGCCACACTCGTAGCTGGTCAAGACGTGTAAAGTTGCGAGTCGCCTTGAGCGAAAGACCCGCAAGCACAAGATCATTCATTGGTGGCAGTGTCTCGTTCTCCTGCACTTCGTTGACATACACAACCTCGTGCTCAGGCTGGCCAGAGTTTGATTTATCAACAAAATTTCGATAATGGCTTATATCGCTGTATTGAGTTTGCTGTGCAAAAATTTGATCTGATTTAAACTCAGTAGGGCTAATAGTTTCAATCACATTGCCTACTTTATACAAAAATCCTACCTTAGAATACGCATCTGTTCGGTAAGGGTTGTTAGAGCTGACCGTCTCAAGGTGCTCCAATGTATCTCCTACTTCCCAGTTCAATGTTGTCACTGTATTTTGCTTAACAAGAACCTCTGGGGTACTCCAAACTATTCCCTTGCCTCGAACGTCCGAAGAAACAGAACGCACCGTGGAGGTCAGCCTAACGTCCAGCACTTTATTGCCATCAGTGAAAGTTCTTCCTGCGTTTTTAGTACTCCCAACAGAAAGACCTGATGCGGTTGCATCACCAAAAACTTCGTATAAATAACCTTGTTCTCTGCCGGAGACAGCTTCAACATCTTCAGTCTGAGTAACTGTAAGTACAAAACCTGACCATCTAATTACTTGATAGCCACTTGGCGCGTCAGGATTATTTCTGAAGGGGTTGCTAGGTGGGTAGGCATCATGGCTGCCCGACAGATCTTCTGTAGATTGACTCCCTCGCCTTACTTTTATGCCTTCTCCCTGCCTAAAGTTGCCAGAGCTTCCAATAACGTCTATAGAAACTTCCCTCCAGTTATATTTTGCGCCATTATGTTTTCTAGCAAAATGATTAGTTGGAAGTTCGTATCGCTCATAAGTCCATCGAAGAGTGATCCACCTAAGTGGGTTTTCCTCTACAAATTCTTTGCTGACAACAGTAATGCGTGAAGGGAAATTAAAATTACTAGCATCCCCGATCAAAGCATGGGTAAAAGCCCCGCTTCGACCTCCGTGGTTTTGATCGGCTCCTTGGTTACTAATGTTGGCATTAATCCGTTGGACAGCTTTTACATTCGTACCAGCAACAGGAGCTGGCCTGTTGCCTTCTCGTTGAACGCTGTCTGGATAGCTAGTTACGCCTGAGCCTGCAGTGACCTCCGGTGCTCGCATGAACTCTTTGTTTGCTTCAATACTCCCTTTCGCAATATCTTTGCCGCTAAAACCTACAGTTAGTGAACCAATCCCACTTACTGACACAGTGCGAAATTCCATGCCTGCTGATTGCTGAGACACTGAATGAGACAAGTCAATAAATACTTCATCATCTGAAAAGCTACGTAGTTCCGCTCCAGGAAATTGTGCAAACTTAAATTCGAGTTCTTTCGCTTCTTGGCCTGGAGGTAGTGCGAAACGAATAAAGTTATATTGGGCAACCGGTCGGCTTCCCCGAATTACAAAAAACAATGGGATAACAGCAAAAGAAGAATTGCTATCTCCGGCATCACGCACGAATACTCGAAAAACAGTTGACCGCATGATATTTGCGGTAATTGTCCCGTTTGATACATTAACGTTTTCCTCGTCTAAGTTGTTCAACTCGTCAGGAGTTGGCAGGCTATTAAAAGCACAAATACCGTTTAATTTTTGGAATACCGTGCTTTTTAAGCCGATCTCTGTGACCACTGCAGGTCTATTGTTTCTAACTGTTGCAGTTGCAATTCTTGTGATTGGGAAGAAAGCTTCGCCAACCGAAGCCGGTGGTCCATCTGGAAAGCTATCACCAATAAAACCTTGCGTTGGCTCTACAACCTTGTCCTCATTTACAATCCCAATTCGCTTAAGATGCGACTCTTCGGTGCTAACACATTTAAGGTCAATCCTTTGGTTTTCGTTTGAGTCAGGCTCAAAACGGTCCTGTCTTCTGCTAATAACTTTCCAGATTGTTCCGGCAATTGCAAACTGTTCGCCAACCTGCATCGCTTCATCAGCCGCAAGCTGCAAAGCTTGAACAGTGCTGTTTAAATCAGATACGCTTTCCCTAGCTTCTTTGGCTGCATAAAGATCTTCGTCAATTTTAGTGGCACTAATTATAAAAACAATTTCATCTTTTTCTCTTACGTTTACAACTTTTTGAAGCTCATCTGCGCCTGTTACTTCTGAGCTTGTTATTGTCTCGCCTCCACTGTATCGATTAAGTCGGATAATGCCCATTCGTGGACTGTAATTTCTTCCTGCGCCTGCCTGGCCTTTCTTGCGAACTTTTTGCAAAAGCTCTTTGCCATCTAAGTTGTCAGAATTATCGAAACTAAGTCCAGCAAATTTAATTCGCGTTCTTGTAATTCCACGTTTTGTTACCCCACTGTGACCCTCGTCAGTAATGGAAACAATACGATAATTTGGGCGATACGAATTACCGTTTGCAATCGGCTCAAAGACACCAAACTGAGTGCTGTTTGCTGGCGTATAAGCATGGCAAAATTGGCCTACTGCGCCAATCTCGTTGTTAGTTGGAGCGTAGAAGACTTCGCCATTAATGGCGTCATCTGGGTCGCCCGAAGACGCTTCGTCTCTTGTGCCATAGAAAAGATTGGTGTCGCGAACTCTTCGGTTGCCTGGATCGCCGGAATGCTTCTTCCAATAAAATGCAAAAGCATCCTCAAAAATAGGGTCAAGGGCGTTATTACCAAGAAAAATACCCTCAAGTTCAGGTGGCTCAATACCGTTTAATCCATCAACGCCTTGTTCACCAACGACATACAGCAGCTTGGCTCGTTGCAACGTTCCATGGCTAAACATCCGAGACCAGATCAGCTTTGGTGTCGAAAGCATCCCACCGCCATAGCCCTCGCGGTATAAACCAAACAACAAAGGAATTGGTGAAGCGTATTCACC